GCTTTACCCCCAAGGCTCAAAGTCTCCATCCCAAGAACCCGAGTGCCTCTTCACCTAGCACTGATTACGCTCACGAATCTCAATCATCTAGGTATTTCACAACTTTCTCATCATAATACACTTCTCCTGAAAAATCTGTTTCCTGCCCCATCACGATCACCTGATTCGAGAAACATATGGAGTCAAGAGTTTTCGGGGTCCTATTAGCATACGCCAGAATACCAAAATCACTGACAGTACCGGTATCGCAAAGGTGGGGAGGGGGATCTTTCCAATAACGAGGATCAGGGACGGTATCGTCACAAAATAGCCCTCTGCTGATAACATGGTCTGTTATGGATTGCATAGGATATAGATACCTTGCAATTTTTCCAGATTGAATCATAGCAGGACTGAAAATATACGATGGTAGCTCGGTATCATAAAATGTAATTTGGGGAATCTCCTTCTCAGACATTGTCAACAGCTTCATCACATCATCACTTTGGTTTGTAGCAGCTTTTCGAGAGCAGTGCTTGATCTCAAAGATGTAGTAAGCATTTGGTAGTTCCACTCTAAATCTTCCTGCTAGAATGCCATCCCATAGAATCTTAATATCCCTAGAGTCCAGACGTGACATGTCTCTCAGAATGAACGTCCGCTGAGGATATTCTGAAGGCTCTTCATATTGGATTCCATCGTTCGCATAGACAATATATTTGCCATGTTGAGCGTGAGCCTGAACAGTGTGAGCTCTTCTATCATATTCATTTTCGATTGGTAGAAATGCCTCAGGTTCCTGAAGATAAGGATTGTCCAATGACAGGGTATTTCGATGGATGATGATTCCTCTTCTTAATCTGCTGTAGGCACTTCGAGGTGACAGAATGGCCTCAATTCCGATGTTGAATCTATTAAGGAAATCTTCTCTAATCATACTTAGACCATGAATCATTACCGCCGGATCATAGTTACGGGGTTGAAGAACCTGGCCCAACGGATTCAAATATCGCAAGCATGGATTTGGGATTTTCCAGGTGGCGTGGATGGTTTCTAATCCTTCAAACCGAACATAATCTGTTTCAAACGTTACACCTTCAAGCGATTGTGTCACGAATCTTCTTATTGAGCCGTAGTCCCCAGACGTTAAACGATCTCTTCCAACTAAATCCCTTAGGACTTCTACTCCAGCTACATTTAGATCGTCTGATATTATCATGTTTGTTAGAGCAAAAGGTTCTAGCAATCTCACGCTCGCCTCTACCAGTGCGTTGTCAGCTGCAAGGTGATCTCCGGGAATAGGAGGATTGAATGAGCAATTATTGTCATCATGGAGGGTAGGATCGTAATGGGCTCCTTTGAAATCAAAATGGAAAATGACTGACCATATCATCTGAGGGCGAATGACCAATTCCCGATGTAATCTTCTCTCTACCTCTACCTTCTGTGGATACGAAAGCTGATCTCTTGCAACAAGAACCATCTGGGGAGGGAAAGCTGTTCCTAATTCACCATCGTAAAAATCGACGAAGAATGTTTTCCTATTAACCATCCAACGTAAAATCGCTCCAACTTCTCTACTCATTCCCAAACCATGAGAGTCCAAAGCTCCGCTGATAGCATCAAATAAATACGCTGCCTTAGCTTTAAAGCTTTTCTCAGCCGTGACATTGGTAGTCTCAACCCACTCTTTACACTTTTCAACGATCTCATTGATCCTTAATTTAAACGGAGAAGTCTCTGCCCCCATAACTGGAACTGATGGATACGGAAGATACGTGACAGGCTCTCGATACAATCGTGGAAATCTTGCCTCTAGCGCTTTATCATGAGGATGGGGAACGACCAGTGGCCTCAACAGATTATGGATCGCAGTAATAGCTCGACAATTAGCTGGAATATTGATATCGGGTAAATAGATTGTAGGAGTATGAGCATTTGACCAGTATTCTACATCTGTTGGATCTAGGGTACTACCAGGTTGATTATCTGACCAGCCACAAGCTTCTAGAAAGATGCGTAATTCTACTCCCCACAACAACCCAATAATTGATCGCAGCGTCCTAGCTAATCCCGCTCCTGCAAGTTTCGCCACTCCCGGTACGATGTTAAATAGCATAAGTATTTCGAACAAAGATATTATGAGCTTAACATGCTTAACTCTATGCACTTCCGGCAGCACGGTTGGAAAAATTAGCTGTGGTGTTACTTGCATCAAAATTGTTTGAATGGCGTCTTGGAAGCTCGATTCAGACAATCTCGTTTTAACTAAATCCAACAACGTAGTATCTAATCTATTCGCAGGAATATCATCAAGAGTTGGAGTTGTAAGACGGGGTGAAACTGTTCCCATTCTCAAAAAGGCTTCTTCATTCAATGTCAAAATAGCCCCGAAAAGAGACTTTGTACCTGCTGCCGCTACCAATAATCCAGAAAGCTCGTAATCCGTTGTCAGCGTTCTTCCAAACTTTAGTTGTTCCCAGCTGTTCATTACTGTCGTTCTAACATCGCTCATAGAATATGCGCTTAATGCTGGCTCTGCGATATCTTGATTGAAATCTTCTTGAATATAAACCCTAGCTGTGCGATTTAAAGCCATTGCTGTTGGTGTGTCGATATTTAATGCCTGAGTGACGATTAAATCCTTCTGTATTCTATTACATCGCCTTATTGACCTTTGCTCACCAACGTGATACGGAACATCTTCGAGAATTTCGTCTATTACGGCCGGCAGGAAAGGTAATCTTCTACTGATGGAGGCTAGAACTATTGAAGGGTACATCGGCATCATTAATTTTTGAGACAAAACATTGCTGAGAGGATTTGTGGGAACGAAATTCGAATGTAGAGTTATCACATTGCCTTTACCATCACCACTCTTCATGTATTTTAAAACCACATCAGTTCGTCTCGCGAAATTCAACGCCCACGCTAACGCGCCAGATGCTACAACAAGTCGATCTATTCCGTTTACTGGTTGAACGAAAACAGATGAGAAGCTCTTAAATACGGACTTCGCAATAGGCACCCCACACGATAAAGTGATCCCAGTAGACGCGATAAATTCAGGGTTTGGAACACAAATCACGTATGCAGTTGAACTATTAAAAACTTGATCAGAATTTGACTTAATTTGGGTGACATCTTCTATTAAAATATGATCCACGCATTCTTCTTGGAGTTTCAAGCTCAATGTTTCGTCTTCCAGCGTTACGGGAGCTTGGATGAAAGCTGGCACAATACTTGAAACTGTGGGGTCAGATCCTGATATCTTGACCTTTTTAGTAAACCAATTTGTGCTTGAAAACGTCGATGGGACGTCAAATGCTTTAGGAGGATCGGTAATGAAGACTGGGTTAAATGTCGTTTTAGTAAAGGTTGCAACTCCTAAACTCTCTGCCTTCTTTCGGAGATCCAAAACTGATGAGCTTGCCTGCTCGAGTGTCTGAATTGTATTGGTTGTAGTCTCTGAGCTCTTTTCGATACCTTTAGAAATTGTCGTTTGACTCATGATCGCTGGATCTTCTGACTGAGCTTTCTTCAACAGTCCCTTCTTTCTAATCAATTCCATTATTTCGGAATCCTGAGCAATTGTCCCAACATCTAAAGCCAAATCCTTGGTTATGTTTGAAGATTGTCCGGACTGAGTACCGCTAGGATTTCCTTTATCAAGGGATCGACCTTGTTCTGGTTCCGGCGCACGTATATCTGTGTCTTCTAATTCTTGCTTTTGGTCTTTGGTTTGCTTAGATTTGGGTTTTGTGGTATGAGATGCCATGATTGAAATAGTGGTTTGGTAAGAGGGAAGGGGTAATGGATACCACAAAAGCCAAATCTAAGCAAACCAAAGACCAAAAGCAAGAATTAGAA